GGACGTCCAGCACGTTCCAAGTGTCTTCCGTCGGCAATCGGCTGATTACCGCGTTTAAGGAAGAACTTGAGCAAGGCACCGTGTCCCTCAAGAAAATCTTGAGGAAGCACGCTCTTCTCTCTATAGGCCCTGACAAGGGGCTTATGGAGGAAGGGACACATCTTATCCACGGAAACATCCGGAAGATAGGAGTGCCTGCCAAGCGCCGAAGATTCTGGTTTGACTGTCGGGAAAGGTATGATCCTTTCGAGCCAATCATCCAGAAACTTAGCAGTCTGCCAGTTACCAGCGTAATACATCTGGTTTCTGAGAGATACTGCTGAGATGATCTCCGGAACATGCCTCCGTTGCGTAGGAAGGAATTCCCGTACACGTACAGGTGTTACATCTGTACCGTCGTAGAACTCTTTCCCACAGGACTCTCTGAACCTCCCGGTCCAGAAAGACTTATGCGTATTGACTACAAACCCAAAAGTTTGTAGAGTACGCACAACGGAACGCACAAATTCCACGGGGACAATGATATCGTCCCCATAGACGCGCACCTTACCAACCATGGCTTTAACGTCACGTTTGGTAAGTGGCCTGCAAAGCTCTCTTTCAATCCCCATGAAGATCAATGTCGTAAAGACCATTGCCTCCATCGGGAAACAGAGAGCTGAACCCATAGACGCGAACTTGGCCAGGCGTTGAACGCCATGACCAGGCACATCAGCTTTCCGTGATCTGCACGCTTCTATAAAGTCGCCAAGGCGACGTCTATAGGAGCACAGAAGACGTACATGCTGATTGGAAACTCTATCGGAAGCTTCACTCAGATCGAGTGTTGCAAGATCCCTCCCATCAAGGAGGGAGCCTTCTCTGGCCATTTCCTGGTTAGGGATTTGGTCATCGAATCCGATGATCTTTCCGAGGATGTCATCCCTCTGGATTGATCCCACGATCACTTCCATGATCCCTTGTTGCACAAATTGCATGCAAGTAGGTTCTATGGCAATGATCCTTGGAGTTTTCTGCGTTTTAGGTACTGTTATGACCCTAACAGGTCTCTCAGCGCCAGGTTCGAGGATAACCGTATCCTGATGAAAGTGGCTCCATGATGGAAAGATGTAGTCCCCGTGAGGGAACCACTCCTCCAACCGTGAAGTCCACTCAACTTGATTGTACTTTCCATTTCCGGAAAGACGATCAGCTGTTGCACCAGGACCATGTTTCGGCACGACACCAGTGTTGTAGATTTGTTCTTCTACAGCACTTAAGGTATCACCGAGTACAAGGTTGCTGACACGAACGAAATCCTCTTTGTTAAAAGAAGACAAGTTCGCCCAGCTGGTACGGACATCCTGCTCACAGACGATGTATTTGTCTAATGCATCAACTACCCTTGCATCAGTGCAAGGAATGTTGATCTTCGCAAAAAGCTGCGTTAGCTGCTTAACTGCGTAGATTGCATCATGACTAGGGACATCGCCAAGCAGGCCAGTTACGGGATCAAACACTTGACTAGTGAAACCCCAAAAGATTTTGGGGAGACACCCTCTCTTCGCATAACCTACGAAAAGAGTAGAGTCTACCTTCTCTTGTGCAAGGGCCGTTTGAAAGTCCTTGCAGAAGTCCGGTAAGGCTATCGTCAAAAACGATAGACCCTCGGTTTGAACCCGTCTCGTGATTCTTTTGAAATCACGAGTGGTGCTTGTGCAACATCTGGTCCCCATATCATTGAGGACCGCATTCAGTAGCAACATATGGCTTTTCATCCTTCACTCTCCTAACAGAGGGCTAGAGGATCCATTGCCATAGCTTCTACCAATACACGATGCCACTCCCAGGTAGTTCTACCATGGAGATGAGCCAAGTGAGCCAGAGAATGAGTCCAGTCATGCAAATGACTGGGGTCACACCCTCTGCCTTCACAAGATCTCGTCTGAAAAAGATGAGATACGTGAACCATGAGACGGATGCGGTCGCGTAAGCGACCAACACCCAACCCCAAAAGTTCACTAGTTCTCACCTCCAAGGAGCTGAGTTACCCGGGCACCAGAAGATGCAGTCAGATAGGCCGTAAGGCCGTCAATGATCTGCTTCTGCTCGGCCACTGTATACCCAACCACTGGCGCGTCAACAACGATGTAACAAGACATCGAATATTGCGTGTTCGTGGAGGGCATCAGAGGATCGGCAGCAATCTTCTTGTGATCAAGGCGAATCGTCCGCCGCGTACGCTTGTTGTAAGCGTGCGAGACGGTCAGCTTGACTTCTCCGTCGTCCTTTTGAAAGACGCCAGAGTTGACCGAGCTGCTAATACGCGCAAGCGTCTTAGCAATCGCATTGATCGTGACTGACTGTGGATCGGCAAATGCCATGACTATTTACTCCTGAATGAGGTGATCGCAGGATTTAATCCTGCAACTTACCTCCTGAACGGATGTCCAAGAGGGCATTACGCCCTGGATCCCTTCTTAATAGAAGAGAGAGCCAGGAGGGCAGTAAACTGACCGTAAGTGATCACGACCGTGAAAGGCCGAGAGCACCTATGATGGCGAGTTGTCGTCCACTGAACGTGGATTCGTTCAAGCCAAACCCAAAGGGTGTTGCCCGGATCCGCTTCTTCGTAGTAGTACGAAGTCGCTGAACCAGAGTTGTTGGGGCACTTTCTATCATCGCCGGGTAGTTTGGCGTGATCGGGAAAGTGCATCCCTTCAACTCGTACGTAACTTCGTGAATGGATTCCTCCATCACGTATGCGTAGGGCATCACTAGACCGTCGTTTGCGAATGCCGAGACGTTATGAAGTACGTCTCCTGTGTTGGCAAACCAATCGGCGGCCCATGACCAGGGCGCTAACTCCCATAGGACATCCGGCGTTAGCCGGGTGCCATATAGGCGGTTCGCAAGCTGTTCATTCCTCTCACTTGAGTGTCCGCTTTGCGGAGCCAAGTAATAGGTGTAGCAGCCTGAAAACCATCGACGCTTCTTTTGAATCGTCGTAGTCGTTAGCGTTCCAGGGTCCATCAAGAGATACGAGTTAACATGGCCGACAGGGTATTTCCCTGCGGTACTGCTAACTGTTGTCGTATCCTCGGTGGGCCATGACATTCTACGCTTGACACGCTTTCCAGACAATCTTTCATACTCACGGAGAATTTCATCCCTGTGAGAAACACTATGAGAGAAAGCCTGGACGTCGGAGACTAGTGGAACCCAGCCAAACTGCACGTTCAGGTATTCCGATCCCGCTGATTTAGCGATACCGGTCCTGGACTTGAAGAAGTCTGCGCCCACTAGCCCGGGAATTCCTTCCCGGATTTCTCCGACAGCAACAGCCAGACCGGCTAGCGGATTTGTTGGTATAGTTGCCTTTACCATCTTTGTGCCAATCGTTTGCAGAACTGCATCCGAAGAGGCAATAGAGACAGGAAAGTCGCCTACGCCAACACTGTTTTTCCAGGCCCAACAAAACGTGCCTTTACGGCCGTAATATGGGGATGTGTGCTGGACCCAGTCCGGCACATCATCGGCTTCGAAGTATTCCTGTTTGGTTACTTCAAAGTCCCCACCAATATCCGCTGACGACCTACCAAGTTTATGGTAGGCATGTCCAGAGGTTCGAACAAGTTGTTCTTTCCCCTGCACCGTGCGTACTTGCCATACCGCAGAAGGCTCGCCACTAAGGTAGTTAAACCCTTTGTGTTGAGTTCTCTTCTGTTCTCGGTATAGGGTACGCGGTAGGCTAGTCACAGTCATCCTTTGGTTGCGGTTGTTACTGTTTCTCACCATGCGTAGTTAGAACTACGTTTAGGTGAGGCACGTGATTAAAACCACGTGGGTGTTGTGCAGTAAAGCACCGGGGAGCCCCTAGGGGCTC